GACTTTTCTTCTTATAGATAAATTCTCATAGACCCTTCAAGGATTTAACAAAAATATCATATTGGTGTAAGAATGGTTAAAAAGTTTGAAGGGTGTATGACTTTTCTTATTATAGATAAATTCTCATAGACCCTTCAAGGTTTTAAGATTTTTATAATGTCATAATGTAATATTATTCAAAAATAAAATATTGATAATATATATTGAAATGAATAAAGAAGAAAATTTAAAAGAGAAGATGAAAGTCTTATTAAGTAATACAGATTTTGGTAAGTATATACCTGAATTAGACAAGAGAGTTGTTCGATTTTCAGACCTTGAAAATTACAAAGACATCTATGAGTTATTGCCTGAATGGGAAGATTACCGTATTATATTGATAGAGTCCAAACCTCGTAGCGGGCACTGGGTTTCCTTACTACGTCGTAATAATCACTTTATATTTTTTGATTCTTATGGGTATAGTCCTATTCAAAATCTCAACTTCGTAAGTAAGAAGATGAATGAATTATTAGGACAAGAGAGAACGGATTTCAGTGGATTGTTTAAAGGATTAAAGAAAGGGTCATATACATTAGAACACAATAAAAAGAGATTTCAAAAGATGGATGAAAATATAAATACGTGTGGTAGATGGTGTATTGTATTCATATCAAAGTTCATTCAAGGATACACCTTAAAAGACTTTCAATTATGGATGGAAGGGGAGAAAAAACGCACTGGGTATAATTACGATGAAATTGTAACCTTATTAACTTAATGATAAAAATAAATTCTTATTGTATAATAATAAAATGTCATCTCCAAATCATATTTATTATGACCTTATACAAACAAATTTAGAGAGTAGTGATACTGATGGAATTCAATGTCAATTCAACGAGAGACGAAATCAAGAATTTATCAAAAATCCACAGGATTATAAATTTTCTATCACGAGGTTTATGATTGATACACCTTCCTTACCTCTTTTTAGACCTACTATTCAATATGTAGTTCCTGAGGATGAAACTAATGTTGTAAGTCCTGATTTAACTATATATAGTGTAACCCTGAAACTGAATACTGCTGTTGCTACGAATGGTGTTTATGATAGTAGTGAAGTATCTCAAAAGTTTGTAAGATGGGAAACACAAGATGAAACCAAAACCGCACCCAATGCTCCTTATTATAATTCAAATGGATTACAAGACAATTCAACAGGATACTACAATTGTTATTCGTATAGTTGGTTCTTACGTCTCATCAATTCTACTTTTGAAAGGATTGCGACTGAACTGGGTTTAGCATCTGTTCCAATCCTTCTTTTTGATACTGCTTCTAATCTGTTTGTTTTATCTGCTCCAAGTGATTTATATGATAGTGCCTCTGATTCATACTATGAAATTTACTTCAATAAAAGTTTATACCAGTTATTTTCTTCTTTTTCTGCTGTCATTGTATCTCATAACAGTGATTACGGATTAAACTACAAAATCACCACGAACAACTTTAAAGGGTATTCTAAAACCGCTATTACGACGGACGATTCAACGAACACGAATAGTTTAATGATATACGGAGAATACTCCACCCTGTATTTATGGAATTGTGTCACTAGTATTGTATTCACTACAAGCAATCTTCCAATTGTTCCTGCTATTACAAGTAATCCAGCAATAACAAGACAAGGAGAACCCATTTCATTCAATACACAACCTAACACAAGAAGAATTGTGACGGATTTAGTAGCGGGTGATAGTTATAAACCATTTTTAGTATATAATCCATCCGCACAATACAGATACATAGATATGACACAAGGTTCTCCTATAAGGGATGTCGACATTCAAGTGTTTTTCTTGGATAGACAAGGTCAATTAAATCCATTCAAATTATCCCCAGGTTCAACCGCAACCATCAAAATATTATTTGAGAAGAAAGTTATGACCTAATATATTATGATAATCTTAATATATTTTGAAGGGTCTAACCTTCTATTCTTATAAATAAAATCTCATAGACCCTTCATACCCTCTTAAAGGGGGATTTTAATTTATTTAATTAAATCAAATATTAATGAGTTAATTATTTAAATTTTATTTTCTAACTATAAATCATAAAAAAAAAAAAGAATGAATTTCAAACTAAACTCGTTTTAGATTCTCGTATTAATGATATTACCGATAAAATTGATGTCGCAGTGGAAAGTTCGGCGGCTCAATCCACTTACCAAAGTTTTCCTTCTGTGAATAGTTCCAATTCTTCTATCACTTGGAATGTAAATATTCCCTCGGAGAATATAGCAGTGGATAGAAGAGTATTGATTAAAACCAAAGTATCTTTTACTGTCAATATTGGAGCAGGTGTTCCAGTAGGAGAACAAGCATTCAAATGGGGGGTAGGTGATGGGTTCGGACAGTTTCCATTCAATTCCTTATTTAGTCAAGTTCAAGCAACTGTTAATAATGTGAGTGTTTCAACTCCCTCTGAGGATATTATGGCGCCGCTTCTCCGGTTATGCGACCAGAAAGAAGTATCCAAAATGAACTTAGCGACCGCCTCCTACATCGACCAAAATTACAGTAGTATTAAGGGTTTTCACCAAGATTTTTTCTGTAATAACAATCCTGTTGGTAGTATAGGTAGTGTAGGATACGAAAGCACCATTCAACCAAACGGACACTTATACCCAGACATTGAAGTTAAGCAGTATTTTAATGGTGTTGAAGTCGTTAATAATGCCCCAAATATTTCTATGAATGAACTCAGCACATTTGTTGTTACAGTCAAAGCAACATTAGTAGAACCTCTATTGTTTCTATCGCCGTTTAGTGGTTTAGTCAAATCCAAAAATGAAGCATCTCTTTTAGGAATAAACAATATCAACATCGTCGCAAACATTAACACTGGTAATTTAAATAAGTTCTTTAAATCAACCGTATCTTCGCCAGTAAGAACGGTAAGTCTAGGAGTTGATGGAGGTAATGCTTTTGAATCACCTGAACTTTTACTCAATCTTCTAACTCTTCAACCAGAACAATATGCTCGTATCAATACTCGTAATGTTCTACCTATTCAAGACTACCCTCGTTTTGTTTCTTCGAGTAATACCTCATTCGCAGTAGGAGCAACTCAAAGTTTTACCTTCCCAGTCATTCAACTTAACCAAGTCCCGGACACTCTCTTAGTCTTTATTCGTCCTCCTAACAGTTCTCTATCGGACGCTACGAAATATAATCGTCTATCCAGTTATGCTACTATTGATAAAGCATCCGTTAGTTTCAACAATCAGTCAGGAATACTCGCTTCTTGTTCTCAGGAAGAGTTGTATAATTTATCTCAGGCAAATGGTAGCAAACAAACCTTCCCAGATTTCATAGGTAAGGCAACGAGTAATTTCTCTATGAGTCAAGATAAAAGCGTCAAAAACGCAACTGATGAACCTCTAAATGTGGAAGTTCTTGATTTTATTAGACATTATGGAATTCCAATATCCACACAAGGGTCTATTTTGGTATTAAAACCTGCCTATAATTTCAATTTACCTTCGTATTTATCTGCTGGTTCGTTAGGTCAGTTTGGACTACAAATTCAATTAACCTGCACGAATAATCTTACCGAAGCGATTACTAATCCAGAAATGGTGGTAATAGCGGTCAATTCGGGTCTGATGGTAACTCAACAGGGTTCTTCCTCGCTATACAGTGGTCTTCTCACGAAAAGTATGGTTCTCGAAACAAAACAACAAAAACCTGCGATGGATTCCTCAACATTATCCAGTTTAACTGGTGGTTCGGTTCAAGAGGGTTGTAATACTGGATTACGTAAAGTGCTTAAAAAATACTACGGTTCAAAAGGGGGTGGTTCGAGTGGCGGTGGTTTATCTGCTGGCGGTATGAGTGCTGGTGGTATGAGTGCTGGTTCTCGAATTGGTGATAAAGTGGGTAAATATGCGGACACTGTAAGCAAGATGTCTAAATATATTTAAAAATCTCATTAATTATTTATTTATTTATAATAAAATATTGATAAGATAGTATAAAAAGAATTATGAAACCAAGTGATAATGTCGCAAAAGATTTAAGTTATCAAAAAATGATTTATGATAAATTACTCGAATTGGATTCACGATATGCTGTTCTCTTCCCTTATACTAACCTATCCCAAGATGTTTTACAGGGAGGAACACGATTACGAAAACATCCCCTACCTGGTGTCTCTATGGAAACCTATGAACCTTCTACCTTAGCGGTTGGAAATAAAAGTGACGACTTCCATCCTAAAAAGTCTGGTCCTCAAATACAACGACCGCCTCAAAAAATACCGCCTAAACCGGTAAAAGGCAAACCGCTTACTGATGGCGGTGTGTCTAACGAGCGCATAGAGATAGTGAAACGAGTTATGAAAGAGAAAGGTTTAAACTTACCACAAGCAAGTAAATATGTAAAAGAAAACAACTTATATCAAAAAATGGATAAAGGGGTAAAATCTAAACAACCTAAATTATTACGAAAAAATGCAAATGATACAACACTTATAGGAGGTGTGAATCGGTTGAAGAAAGCGAAGCGTTGGAAAGATTTTGTTGTCGAAAGTGCTAATGATGGTTTAGACTTAGTTCAAAAAGCAAAAGACCCATTTAAAAATATTAAGTCGTTATTTGGTGGTGAAGTCAAGAAAGTAAAAAGACCGCCGTCTCAGTGGATTCAATTTGTTAAACAGTATGCTTC